ATATATAATTGGAAATCAGATTTATTATCCCCAATTGAATAGATGTACTTTGAGAGAAGCTCTTTCTGCTCATTAATTAAATCACTATCACTATATCTCTCATTAAATTTTTCTATGAATTTTAAATAAGTCAGATTATCTAATGGTTTCATTTCGCTTTTTTCTTCTTTTTCAGTTTTAGAAACCATCTGCCTTACCATTCTATCCTCAAGTAATACCTGTTGGCTTGGCTTTAAACCCTCAGAATCCATGATCTGGCAAATTGTTGCAAGAGATTTATAATTTGGAATAAAATTTGAGTAAACAGACTGATCTAGATCTTTATCTATTTTATTTAGAAGACGACTCTGTTCTTTATATAGTTTCTTTTCATCTAACTTAGACTTTCTTCTTTTAGATTCATAGATAATCTTTTCAGCTAGGTGAGGTAAAGACTCCTCTGTTTCATAAATTGATTGGTAAAGATCTAATTCTTTATTTAGAATCTTTCCTTTGGAAAAGAATCTTTCTAAAATTTTCCTCGCTTTTTTGCCTCTCTTTTTTCTGCCTTTGAGTTTGCACTTGGCTAACTCTTTTGTTAACGCTTCATAAAGGAAGGCAGTATTTCTTTTTTTATTATGTTTCATCCTTGTCATTCTCCTCTTCGATTAATTCTATCTCTTCATTGTCTTCTAGACTTTTAATAAGAGAAGATATGCTATCTTCAGTTTGTGTAATATCTTCGCTCAGAATCTTTTTCCTTTTGTTCTGTCGTTCTTTCTCTTGTCGTTCATAAATACCGCTAGAAATTGAGTCAAGACCAGATAATCCTGGAATCTTTTTTCTTCTACTCTTGGCTTTTTGCTGACTGCCACCTTTGCTCATATGACTTCTTTTTCTAGCGCCCATATTTCTTTTGTCAGATGCTTCCGGCTTATATTTTTTCCCTTTTGATCGAGGAGTCTCATAAGCCTCATCGTCGCGTTTAGCGGGTTCTTCACCGCCACCCCCACCTTCCGGTGCAGACAACAGTGTGCCTTCATCAGCAGGCTCCTCTTCGCCTCCAAAGGGCTCCTCTCCTTTGTCGCCAAAACCTTCAAGCTCTTCAGCACCGCCAAGACCGCCACCAAGCTCATCACCCATACCTTCTTCGCCTTCTTCAATATTGGTAAGGTCTTTATTATATTTGGCGTCACCTTTCTTCTCTCTTCTGTTTCTGACAAATTCATCCTCAGACATTCCATAAACATTTTCAGCAACATACCACTCACTAAATGTACCCTGATCACGCATTTGTGATCCTACATCCAGTTTCGTTCTCCAATGCTCAAGTTGCTGCATCTCTGCGATCTGGGAGGGATTGTTGAGTTTTAGTTTGAAGCTCATGAGGTCTTCGCCTGTGAAACCAAGCGTGTGGAGGTGAACGACACCAATCTTTCTTAACTCGGATACTACAACTCTCTGTAGTCTCTGAATAGTTCTGGCGAATCTAATGTCTTTTTGTGCAAGTGTTGATTGGTCTTCCGATCCATCTTTGCCCCTTGTTAAATAAGGTTGGGGAATTTTAAGAGCAGTAAGAAGTTTATCCTTCAAATATTCTACATCATCAATATCTCCTGTATATTCACCACCCTGAAGTTTTTCAATTCTTGTCTGTGACTCCCCTCCACGTACCGGGATATAGTAATCCTCTTCAATACTCATAGGATCATATCGAAGGTCAACCTGCCCAGCATCTTCATCAATAACTGAGTGACGTTTAAACTCTGTGACTGTCTTTTGGATAAACTCTTCAACCTGATCAGGCTCAATTCCGCCAACATCAATATAAAATACTCTCCTTTCAGGACTTCTGACAATCCTATATGCCATAACAGCATCTTCAATAAGAACTAATTGTCTCCAGATCCTCCTTGAATTTTCAAGGACACTATTATGAACAACAACACCATTAGCATAACAATTATTATATTTTTTGTTATTACCCTCGACATGAATATCATAGACCTCATCTTTGCCAGCCTCTTCAATACTGCGAATTGGCTCAATAATATAGTCTTCTTCGCCCATTTTATACTTTTCTGGTTTATATTTTTTCATTTGAGTATTTTGAGAATCATAATAAGTGATTTTATATGATTCCGTCGGGCCTATCTTTTGGCCGGTCGCCTCTATAGTTCTAGATGGCCTTTTTCTGTGGGAAATTTTCCCAGATTTAATTCCAATAGAATTGCAAAGTGCCTTAACATCTTTTATAAGATCCTCATTACACATTTCCAAGGTATACCTCGTACAATCCCATTTGTCAGTGTGTGAAGAACCATCAGCATCTTGTAGTCCGTACAGAAATTCCTTTCTTACTTCTTGAGAGCACCCATATAACCATTTTGGTATTCTTTTATTATGTGCGCCCTTTTTCAACCCAAGTCTCCTCAGGATAACGGCAAGCATTTTTGAATGAGAACGCACAGAATTAAATTCTCTTGCACTATCCTCTCGCTTTGTATCTTCACAATCATGAAATTGAAGATCATCTATAGACTTACCACTAAATTTAGCCAGTGCTTTTATATAATTCCAGTTCTGAGGATTATCTACTCCTAGCGCAAAACCAACCTGACTTGGCCTCTTTTCTTGAAACCATCCATCCCCCAACATAAATCCTAGAAATCTTGCGAACTCTGGAGTTACTTTATCTGGAATTGCAAATAAATATTTCTGGAAATATGACCCATGATTGTCTTCTGGCAGTTGTTTGGGAATATTTTTTTCCTTATCTAATTCAATTTTCTTGCTCTGAACAAGACAATCACCTTCTTCTAAATCTTCAACTTTTCGATAAGAATATTCATCTTTACTTTTATTATAAACAAGAAACTTGTGTTCATTAGTTGCTTTAACCATTCTATGATCTGTTCTAATTTCCTTAACCTCTTTTATACCGTTACATACTTTATCTTGAACTTCTGTGACAACTTTCTTCCCGGATTCTTCGTCGAAAGAAAATACTTCATCACCTACTGCAATATTTTGTATCTCTTTTAACCCCGTAGGCGTCTCTACGTTTGTCGCAAAGGGTAGGCAAGTTCCATAAGGGGTGTATTTATCGTTACCCAGAATACGAAAGTGGGCGATCTGCCATCTCTCGAATGTCATGCCTGCTGAGTTCCACTGAAACTGTGTATAGTTTGGATTTGTTTCGTCTTGACCGTCCATTCTCTCAACTTCCTGTGTTGGAAGACCGATCACATTTGTGACTCCAGCCTCTTGATCAACATCAAGATAGAGAAAGAAATCTCCATACTTGCACATTGTTCGTGTCCAACCAAAAAGATTATGTTTTACGTTTAGAATATCATAATAAAGAGTTCTTAGAATAGAGCGAATCCTTTCATTGTCACATTCAATCTGCAAAACATCATTTAAGCCAGTTGAAGTTGTAATTTCATCTGAGTAAATATCAAGTGCGGATGAGATAATTGGCTCATATTCCATCTGATCAAAGTCAATATACCTCTCAGCACGATTTCTGTTCATTAATCTCTCATGATGAAGATATCTGAAAGGATCATGAGAGGACTTTTTAAATTCCTGCCCGGATAAAGACTTAAACCTGGATTTGTTCTTTTCTAATGCTTGCCTTTTTAATTGTCTGGCAGTCTGTCTATCATAAGATACAATTGGACCCGAAAATAATCTCGTTAATTGTTTAAAAAGAGTTGAATTCTCATTTCTCGGATTCTGATTATTCTGTGCCATAAATTATCCTATCCTTTGTATAACCATTTAAATTTCTGCCTCTGCTTTTTCTCTTCTTCTTTTTTTCTTTCTAATTTTGAATTATTTCTCTTGACTTGTGGCCCAAGTCCCATTGGGCTCTTATTCTTCCCACTCATTGAAGAGTTAAATTTTTTATCTGATTTGCTAACGGCTTTTGCAATAGCTTTCTTATACTCTTTATCACGCTGACCTTTAATAATAATTCTATCCCTAATCCAACATGCAATAGCTAGTGACATAACAAGGTCGTCATTATATCCATCCATTGCAACAGGCTTTGCATTATCCCAGATAAAGGTTGTAAGCTCGTTCAATACTCTATCTGATTTAATGTTAATTGTGTTGTTTCTGATATGCTCTCCCATTTTAGAAATCATAACAGGTCTGGTTTTTGTTGATGTAGTGATTCCTGGAACAATACCTTTTCTGCGAGTATTCTCTGCAATATGTTGCTCAACTTGCTCATGGGTGCTCTTTTCTGAATAGAAAAGGTTGGGGTAGTTGCTTTCCTTTAATTTGGTTAGAACATTCCAACCAATATTGTTGTTCTCCACTACAATCAGACAATTTCCATACATCTGACCAGCCTGAATAAGTAGTTCTGCAAAATGTTCTGGTTCTATCTTCCCTTTGTATTCTGAAACTTGTTTAAATTCTTCTGCATCGAACACATGAAATGCGGAATAGTCACCGCCATCACCTCGGGCAACGTCTGCTGTAATAAAGTATTTTGTATCTTCCTGTCTCTTCTCCCATATCCACCAATTATTATCATAATTTTCTTTTACTTTTGGCTCAACCGTATCCTCTTCAAGACTTTGAAGATATTTTGAATCAACAACAGTATGGCCAGAAGAAATGAAAGAACATTCATACTCTTGCGCTACTTCTCTCTCGGAAAGGTTACTTGTTTCTTTCTCGTACCATTCTTCATCACGGCCAGGATGCTCCCACCAATCAATTCTTGTAGGATTAAAGTCATTCTCACCGGAAACTGCTTTTGTGTAAACAGAATGGAACCAGTTTCCCACACCATTTGGAGTTGATATAACAATTGAAGAACCTTGCGTCTCTGAAAGAGTTGGGTTAACACCTTTCCACATCTCTTTAATGCCCTCAATAAATGCAGCCTCATCAATAACAAGAAGTGAAAGAGACTCAGAACGTCCAGCATCCTCACAAGAAGTAGAGGCAGCCGTAACTTTAGATTCATTATCTAATTCAAATGAGTGCCTATTATCAGTTTCAAAGTCTGATATTCTAAGCCAGTCTGGTAATCTTTTAATATGTTTCTTTGTTTTTCTCAAAAGGTTTGCAGCAACGCTTTTCTTTGTTGCAACAACAAGGACTTCTTTAAATTCATGAAACAACGTTAACCAGGCAATATATGCAGCAGTCAATGTAGAAATACCCATCTGACGTGCTTTTAGAATAACATTGTGTCTGTTAGCCTGAAAATCTTTTAGCAGATCATCCTGAAAATCATATGTATTAAACAATACCAATCCATTATTAGTAATTTTCACATAATTATTGATAAAGTATTCTGGATCTCTTCCACATTTTATGATTTCCTTTTTTAATTTTGATCTACTAATACCTTTTCTAGCCATTAATCAATATCTCCAAAGAACTTCAAATTATTATTCACAACTTCAGAAATTAAATCATCATCTTCTCTAATCTCATCAATTGCTTCTTTTAATACTTCTTTATCATTATATGTAATTTTCATCTCTTTAGCAATCTGAGTTAAAACGTCCATATCATAAAAAGATCCGGCAGGAGCGCCACACTTATCTATATACTCCTTAATAAGTGTTTTAATATCCTGCTCATATTCTCCCTCACTATCTTCTAATAAATCTGCAACTTGTTCATCACTTAAAAAACCCATATCCACTTCACCTCTCCTTTGCTGCTTCTTTAATAAGAGTGTCAATATCATCTGAAACATCATCTTCCCTTTGATTATCTATTGAATCAATACCAGGAATTTTATAATTCTGCTGGGCAGTTACCTGTTGTCTTACGTTTGATAGGTATTCCACGCGAATTTGTGGATCATCGCCCATCTTAGTTAATGAAATGGTATTATCCGTAACTTTACCATATTCTTTCTCTAGAAAGCTCTTGATTTTCTGCAATTTACGTCTAACCTCATTCTCAAACCCATTTTCATGAACTTCTTTCATTTTAACTTCAGACTGGTAAGAAATAGTCAGTACGTTATTATTAATCTTTGCCGCAAATCCATCCATGACTCTTGAAT